AACGCCATGAAATACATCCGGTTTTGCGACAGGGCCTGTTGCGAGCCGGTGCTGTAACTCAACGTGAACGGATCGACCGGCCCCCACCAATCCGAGCCACCGCCCTTGGTTAGACCGCCGATGTTGCGGCGCTCGGGATCCATGCCGTTCGGAAATCTGGCCGCACCGGTATTGCCGTCCGCCCGCAATGCCTCAAAAAACGTGCTGCCGTCGGCACTAACCTTGAGAACGAAATCATCACTGCCCGCCGTGCCCAATTCGGCACGCCCCGACCAGTTGGTCTGGAACAGCAGGCTGGCGGTGTCACCGGATGCGGCCTTGTTGATCTTGAGTTGGTGGCCGTTGCCGGCGTGATTGAGCAGGGTTGCGGCGGCGGAGACCGCCAGCCTGTTGGTGGCGTCCGAAACGGTGCCGATGCCGACACCGGAGAGATTTTGCAGGTTCGGCACGAAGGAGTTCCACGCCGACCCGTTCCAGACCAGAAGCTCGCCAGCCGCAACATCCCACGCCATCCAGCCGGCCTGCGGGATCATGCGCAGCCATGCGCCGCCGGAAAACAGAGCGATGCTGTTGTCCCAGCCGGACCATGCGCCGCTGGCACCGCTGCCGATGATGTGGCGCTCCCCCTCGGCCGGTGTGCCGGGTGGAGTTGTTGCGCCAACTGCAACAACTGCCATCTGGGCCAGCGCATCGATCAGGCTCAGCGCCTCGTTGACGGTCACATGTTTTTGCGCCTGCGCGGCGGCGAGATAAGGCAAGGCCAGGTTTGGTGTGTTGGTCATAGGCTTTCCTTGATGGTGATGGTCTCAAAATGCGGCGCGCCACGGCCGAGCGCGCCAATCTGGTAAAGGCGGATCGACAGGCTGCTGACCGGCCCGCCGAAATCGGCAGCCTGCATGGCGGAGGTGTAGGCAAAAGCCGGGGTGGCTACGGTCATGGATCGCTTGACACTTGCCCCGTCCAAAAATTCCAGATCATAGGCCTCGGACGCCTCTGAAATCGGCACATCGGTCAGCACCCAGCTGTCGGACGAAAGGGAGCGATCGCACCGCAGCCAGCGCAAAGCGAGATCACCGTTTGCTTCCCGCCGCATCCGCACTTGTGCTGGTGCGAAGGGCATCAACCCGCGTCCGTTCGGGGTAAAAATCTGCGCCTGCATGATTGCATCGGAGGGGGCAGCGCTGGCGGGTCCGATGCGCCAGTTCCACGGCAGGCCGAGATCGGCCTCGGCAATGGAGAGCGGTTGGATGCCGGACCCCAACACGACCACCCGCGCGCCGGTTGGAGCCGGATCGCCCATGGCATCCCCCGTGCCGCGCTGGCCGCGCAGCAGGCGCGTCAGGCGGTAACGGTCCATGGCGACCAGTTCGGCATTGCCGAATTGGATGATTTCCCAGATGCCGGGCGTGCTTTCAACCGCCAGCGCATTGGCTCCGGCGAACAGTTCCGTATCGGTGATGCTGGTCAGCGTGCCCGAGAAAAGATCCAGTAGCAGTTCATTGCCATGATCGAACCGGTTGATCGGACCGGCCGGAAGATCGGCAACCAGCGTGCCGATCTGCGCGGCCTGACCGATGGTGTCCAGCAAGGCAAATCCAGAACTGGTGGCGCTGCGCCAGACGGCCGCCGTGCCATACCACGGTTTGGCAAACACCGCCGCATAAGGTCGATACGCCGGAACAGCATCGTCAAGCTGCGGCAGGTCCATCAGGGCGATCTCGGCCGGACCAAAAACGGTGGCTCCGGGCAGTTTCGCCGGACGGTATTGCCCCGGTGGCAGGTCGTAAATCGCGGCATCGGTGCGGATTGCCTCGATGGAGCGCGCGCCGGCATCATTGATGCGGGTGATGCGATAATCGATCAGGCGGCCGTCATTGGCGAGGCTGACCACATCGCTCGGATCGAGCGCCAGGCGCGATGGCGGCAATTTGGCCGTCAAGGTCTCGCGCCCGACCCACGCTTCCATCAGGGCACGGCGGCAGCGCCGGTCGGCCTCTTCCAGCGACACGGCCAGTGGGAAGCTGTCGGAGGTTATGCGGGCAGCCTCCACCGTAGTACGGCGCGCCTCGACGGTGGCTGCGTCATATTCCTCGTCGGGGCGCACCAATTGCCATTTCAGCGCCTGCGGCAGTTCGGTTTCCTGCCCGCGGGTCAGTTCCATGACGTCGCCGGAATTGGCCACCATATTATCGGGTGCTATGACAGACACGGCCCGTTGCCCACGCGTCACAAACCGGATGATGCCACCGCTTTCCACCGCATCGAACCCGAAATGCCGCGCCAGCGTTGAAATCGAGGCACGCGGGCTTTCCAGGGCGGAGATCACAAAGCCCGGCACGGTGTCCGAAATTTCGCTCACGTCGATCAGGCTGTCGTCCAGTCCGGCGCGGCGACAGAGTTCGCGCACCAGTGCACCAAGGCCGACCGCGCCAAGCCGACCATTCAGCCAATGCCCGAGCCGCCAGTTCGGTGCATCGGCCCAGACATCCTCGCGGGCGGGGAAGTCGGGATAAGGTCGCGCGTCCCATGTCCAGACAGCCGCCTCGCCCATATCGATCATCGGGGCCGCATAAATGCTGCTGGTCGGATTATTGGCCGGATCACCCCAATAGCCCAGCATGGCCTCGATATAGCGCCGTTGAATGGCCTCGTCCTGCCAGCCCCGCGAAAAGTGCGGCAAGGCGCTCTCGGCCGACTTCGGATCATAAAACACATTCGGCTGGTTGGTGCCGCGATCGACCGCCGGACAGCCCAGCTCGGTGAAACGGACCGGTTTGGATTGCGGCACCCAGCCGGTGGTGGATTGTCCAACCGGCAAGACCTCGACTCCGAACACCACAATGTCTTGGCCCACGGTCGCCGAACGCGGACCGATCCGAAAACCGGCCGAGCCCGACAGGCCCACGGTCACGTCCATCATCAGTTTCCACTGGCCCGGTGACACTTCGGTAGCCGTCGCCTGATTGATCATATGCGCCCCGGGCGCTGTGCTGTTCCAGCCACCGATGGCCCCGAAGAACGAGGCGTGATCGCTGCCGCTGCCCAGGGCCAGATACATGGCGAATTCGCCGGAGGTTCCGGCGGCAACATAGGCCGTGAACTGCACGCGGTCCCCGGCTGTGAGCATGTGATAGCCCGGCGTTGCGCCGTGCCATGTGGCCCCGTCGGAGGCGATACGCGCGGGCGTGCTGAACGGGCCGAAATTGCCGGTTGTTGCCGTGATCGCAACCGTGGCGGGGGTTGCTGCATAGCTGGCGACATCGGCGGCGTTGGCAAAGTAACCGATACGCACGCCGCCTGGCCGGTCGTGATGGGGCAGCGTCCACCATGACCGGATGTCCTTGGGGCGGAACACCCAGGGCTCGCCATAGAAGCCATCGGTGATCGGCGACCGAATTTGTGTTTGGCGGTCGGCCTCCGAGGCATAGAACCAGTCAAACCCTTCGCCGCCTTCGATATTGCTGCGTAGATAATCGAGGTCATAAAATGAATTCCAGCCCGCCTGCGCATCGGCGTGGTCAAACCCGTCGCGCCAGTCTGACAGTGGCAGGTAATTGTCGATGCCGATGAAATGGATGTTTGGATCGGACCAAAGTGGGTCGAGGTGATAGAACAGATCGCCGCTGCCATCCTGTGGCTGGTGCCCGAAATATTCCGACCAGTCGGCAGCGTAGCTGATGGCGGTGCTGGCACCGAGAATGCCCGCGACGTCAGACGCCAGTTGCCTCATGGCCGCAACGGCTGGATAGGTGGCGACCCCATCGCGGATTGTCGTCAACCCGCGCAATTCCGACCCAATAAGGAAAGTGTCCACCCCGCCTGCGGCGGCACATAGATGCGCGTAATGCAGGAGCATGCGCCGATAGCCCCAATCAGAACCTCCAGTCCAGGAGACGGTCTCGCCGCTCACCGCAAAGTCGGAAACCTGTGCATTGCCCATGAACGCGGAAACCTGCGAGGCGGCAGCAGCGGTCTTATCCACGGTTCCTGCATAGCCCGCCGCCGGCGAACAGGTGATCCGTCCGCGCCATGGGTAAGAGGGTTGGCCGGTGGTGGCTGCATTGTCCGAATACGGATCGGGCAGCGTATTGCCTTCCGGAATGTCCATCAGCAGGAAGGGATAGAAGGTAACTCGCAAGCCTCGTGCCTTGATCTCCTGAATAGCTTGCACCACCGCGAAATCCGCCGGTGTGCCGCCATAGGCCGTTCGGCCGGTTGCATCGAGGCTGATCACATGGGCACCGGCGCGTGTGACACCATTCACGGCCCAGCTTTTGGGTGATGCCACTTTGGTGGTGTTCTCGACCCCCGGCATGGTCTGGCAGTTTTCAGCCCGCAGATCGGTGCCGAACCAGCTGACCACGAGGCTGATGCTCTCGATATTCGGGGCCGCTGCCTGCAACTGGTCGAGCGCCGCGACGATGTCGGGCACGCTGTTCGTCGTGTGAACGTTTTCCGAGGCGGTATTGCCACCGGTGCCCCGTGAAATGCCCTCGGTGGCATAGACAAACTCGCCGGTGCCCGGGATCAGGGTGACGGCACGGATCATGCCCTCGGCGGTGTCGGGCGCGATAACGGGGCGGAAGACCTCGAAGGACAGCTGCGGGATGCGATTGCCGAACTGTTCCAGCGGCAGTTCCTCGAACATCACATAAGCCGTGCCGCGATACGCGGGCGCATTACCGGTGCCCATTTTAGCTTCGATGAACGGGTCCGGTTGCTGGGTCTCGTCGCCGGTGTAAATCCGCCATGTGACGTTTGAGAGATCGAGCGGCTTTCCATCGGCCCAGATGCGTCCGATGCCCGAAATCGTCCCCTGGCACAGCGCCACCGCGAAGGACGCCGAATAGAGATAGGCCGTCGTCGTCACCTTCGGCCCGCCGCCCTTGCCGCCACCCTGGGTGGTGGTGTTGACCGTTTCGGTGAAATCTGTCGCCCAGATGATATTGCCGCCGATCCGCATCCGGCCATAAATGCGCGGGATCACCGCGCCCTCGGTCGAGGTAGTCAGGGTCAGGTTTTCCAGCCGCTGACCCTCGATCCGCTGCCCTGGGGCCAATGAGGAGACAATCCAGCTGTCGATCATCGATCCTGCAAAGGAGCCGATCGCGCCGCCGATGGTGGCGGCCGACACGCCAAGGATGGCCCCGCCGATGCTGCCGCCAATCGCGGCACCGGCCGAGGCCAGAAGAATGGAAGCCATGATTTACCTCACAGGAAAACGAAAAGCGAAGGCGATCCGGCGCTGCCAGGCGGGCGTCAGATGTTCCTCGATTACGCCCGTGCGTTCATAGGCGTGGATGAAACGCCCACCTCCGGACAGTATTCCGACATGCTTGGCAATCGCGCCCGCGCGCATGCGAAACAGGACAACGTCGCCGGTGCGGGCGTCTGGAACATTCAGCTCTGCCATTGCTGCCCGCGCCGCCTCGGCCAACACCTCGACCGGACCTACCTCGCCCCAATCCCGGGAATAGGGTGGCACCGGCATTGGTTCGGGACCGACGACATCGCGCCAAACGCCGCGCAGAAGCCCGAGGCAGTCGCACCCGACACCGCGCAAAGAGGCCTGATCGTGATACGGGGTGCCGATCCAGCGCCGGGTGGCTTTAACGATGCGCGCCGGGGCTGTTCGGGCGCTGGCTCTCGTGCATTGCTGTGCAATGCACTGCCGCCCGTCGTTTCCCTTGGAAACGACGTAGATCATAACACCGATCCCGCATTGGCATCACCCTTGGCCGCGTAGCGGATGATGGTGTCCTGCCCCGGTATGTGGGGAAAGCCTCGGAAATTGGCTGCGTTGGCGAACCTGGCCTGACAGGTTTCAAATCGCTTGTCGCAACCGGCGAAGATGTCGAATGTGTTGCCGATTTCTGCGGGGCGCACAGGAGCCTCGAGCAAAGTGATGATTACGTCTGCGCCGGTCAGGACATGGCTCAGAACCTCGGCCTTGCGTCCGGTATTGACACCGGTCAGCCATTGCAGGGTGCCGAGCGCAAACCAGCCCTCGGCAAAGCCCGAAAGACCGGAGACCGCAAAGCCGCGATCGCCGGACAGCGTAACCACCGTGCCCGATGCCTTGAAAGCCGCCGCGTTCAGATCAACACCGCAACGCGCATCCCCCAAGGCTGCATCGCAACTCGCCTGAAACGTTCGTCCGATGGTCTGACCCAGCACATGGGCGAGGCTGCGCATTTCCGCCACGAAATGCAGCCGCCCGCGCCGGACCTGACCGATGGCCCCGCGGCGCAGCAGGGCACGGCTGGTGGTGTCGGCCCAGTTGACGCGCCAGATTTCCACGGTGGCATTATCCCATCGCCCATCGAGAATGTCGGTCTCGGTGATGGTGGTGGAGGACAGCACCCCTTCCGCTTCCTGCGCATCGACAGACAGGTCGGAACCGGAGCGGATTTCCGAGGCGGTAAAGCCGGATTCCGGCTCGAACGTGGTGCCGTCGAACGTCAGCGGCCGGTCGTGGTCGGTAAAGCCGAACCCCGCCCCGTCGTTGCGGGTGAGCCGCCAGCACCAGGCGAGCGTGGTGGTGCCGGAATCGAGGTGGGTTTGCAGAGATTGGGGGAAAGATTTCATCGACGGACCTCGATCAGCGGAATGGATGTGATGGACCCGAGGCGCTCGATATCGTGGGTGATGTCGAGCTGGTCGGTGTCGAAACGCACCGGCACATCGAATTCAAAACCGGCAGTTATGGCGACGCCGCTGGCCGGAGCGGTGGTGAAGGTGATGAGACCCATAGTGGTATCAACCGACCAGCCGGAGGCTTGTGCGATCCCGTCCAGTGCCACCGAGACCGTACCGGCCACCGGTTTTGTGATGCTGCGGGTCCATGTTTGCGCGCCGGATGAATAGTCTTTCGACAGTTGAAACTTTGTGGTCGTCCCGTCGCCTATCCCGATTGCTTGATCTGTTGCGGCAGGCGCACCCGACGGCAGGCAGGATTTATAATCACCCCAGTCCTTCCAGCGAAAGCCGTATAGCCGCCCGTTGCGCGCCTCGAAAAACGCCACCACGGCGGCGAGATCATCGGCGCGACGAATGCCGTAGGCCGCGTCATAGCGGCGGCGAGAATTGGCCCAGCTGGCATTGCGTTCCTCGTCACCCGAGGCCAGTTCGACAATCTGGGTGCGCCGCTCGGGGCCGCCACGCGCGCCACGGCTGATATTGTCGGGAAAGCGGATTTCGTGAAACGCCATTTACATGCCCCTCCGGCCCATGGCGACGGCACGGGCAATGTCGGCCGAAACCTGCGTGCGCGATTGCCGGAAGCTCTCGGCATCGCGGGTCTGGATGTTGATGGTGATGTTTTGGGCGGAGCTTTGCCCGTAGCCTTGAGCCTCATGCCGGTTCAGCACCCGCTCGCCCTTTTGCAGGATGGCGGGCACCTCGTCGGGACGCAGACCGGCCCAGCCACCGGAATGCATTCGCGGCACACTGGCGAATGCCATAGCTGGAACCATGCGCTGTGGCGCAGCCCCACCGACCATGCCACCCGCGTGCAGCACCGGTGCAAAAATGCCACCGAGATTGCCAAGCGCCCCCGACAAAGCATTGGCCAGCGGCCCGAGAATGAACTTTCGCGCCGATAGCTTGGCCATATCCGCCAGCAGCGAGGTCACCAGTGACCGGAAATCCAGCTTGCCGGTTTTGACGAACTCGCCAATGGCGTTTTCCGCGCTGGTAAATGCCCCAACCAGAGCATCGCCGATCCCCTTGCCGACATTGGCGGCCTTGGTCGCGTAATCCTTGAGGGAATCCGCTGCCATGTCCCATGCGGTTTTGGCGACCTCGGCCGCCGCGCGTGCGGCACCACCCGCTCCGGTGACCGCTCTGGACAGGACCTCGGCGGCTGTCGTGGTTCCCGCAAGGCCACTCTCGCCGTCTTCGGCACTTGATCTCATCGATTCGCGCAGGGCCTGCATGGAGGTAAGCGGCGCGGTCGCCGCCTGCGCCATTTCGCGAGAAGAATTGACTAGCCCGTCGGCGGCATTCCTCGCTTCTTCGGCGGTGGCGGCCATCTCATAATAGGCAGACCCCGCCATGATCGCCGCATTGCCGATCGCCAGCATCGCACTGTCCATGCCCGGGATATTGGCAATCCCGCGCGTCATCGCGTGCAAAAAGTCCGTCCAGGTTTTCTGGATCCCCGCCAGCATGGTCAGCCATCCGGCCTTGATCCGCGCCCAGACGCTTGAGAGCGCCGCGCCGAGGGATTTTCCGCCGAGCTTGATGCGATCCCAGACCTCGATCGCCACATCCTTCAGCAGCCGCATGGCCTCGCCAAATCCACCCGCGCCTTTGACCAAACGCCCGAACCAGTAGATCAGCTCGCCCGCGCCGATGATCAGCGCGCCGATGCCGGTGCGGATCAGGGCACCACGCAGGGCGACCAGTGAAATCGACACACCTTTGATCCCCAATGCCGCACTGGCCAGCGCAATCACCAGCTTGCCACCCAGCACGGCGGCAAAGGTGGCGGCAATGGTGGCGATTTCGCCGATATGGTTGAACAGACCCTTGATGGCGCGCCCGAGCGGGCCGGTGGTCTTGCCAATGGCTGCCATGGCATTGGCGATTGCTTCCAGCGCCGGAGCAGCCGCCACCGCCAGCTGGTTGGCAATCCCGCGCCACAAAAGCCCCATTCGCGAGAGCGCATCATTGGTGCGCTGGATCTGGGCGGCGTCACTTTCCGACACCGCGACGCCAAAATCCTGCACGTCCTGCGTGGCTTGTCGCAAGGTGGCGCTGTCGATGCGGGTAAAAATCAACCCCGCGCGTGATCCAAATATCTGTGAGGCGACGGCCGCTTGTTGGGCCGTCGGGATGAACTTTGCAATCGCATCCTGAATGGCGGCCATCTTTTCATCGATCGGCAGCTTGGCGAGATCGGCGGCGGAAAGGTGCAAGGCATCCAGTGCTTTCACCGCAGGACCTGTCCCCTGCGCCGCCTGGCTCAGACTCTTGGTCATCATGATCGTGGCTTGTTCAACCTCGCCCTGCGAGACTCCGGCCAGATCAGCCGCGCGCGCCAGCACCTGCATGCTCGCCGTCGTGGTGCGCAGCGAGGCCGCCAGTTTCGCCTGCTCGTCGATGGTCTGCAGGCTGGAGCGCACCATGGCAATACCGGCCGCCACCGCAGCTGCCGCCATGATACCGGCGGCGATCTTCGCCCGTCGGGCAAAGCGGGCGAGGCGAGCATTGGCGATTTCCATCTCGCGGGAGGCCTTGCCAAAGCCGCGTTTGCCAGCCTCGCCGATGCCTTCAAACTCGGCCTTGACCTGCTTGCCGCCCACGGCCGCAAGGCGGACGGACACCCTCTTCTCGGCCATCTTACTTATCCATCTGTTCGTTGATTTTACGCACCATCACCGCCTCGATTGCGGGGAGGATTTCTGCGGTGGCGATCGGACAGACGCCAAGCGCCGTGGCCAATGCCAACGCCGTGCCCATGTCCCAGCCGATCACGCCACCGCTCGGGGCAACGCGCAGTTGACCGCCGAGGCGGGCAACCAGATCCCAGACCTGCGAGCCCTCATAGCTTTGTGGTTGATTCAGGATTTGTGGGCAGTCTTCGCAGGTTTTCGGACAGGCTTGGCAATATCCGTCGCCCCCGCCGAAGACCCATTCGGCAAGGGCGCAGAGGCGTTTTTTTCCGCGTCCAACACCAGACCCTTGGCGACATATTTGGTCTGGAAGGCCTCGAACAGCGGCCAGACATCCAGCAGGGCGTCGATCCCTTCAGGGCTGACAGGAATGGTGTTGCCGTCGGCGTCTCCGACACCTTCCCAATCCAGCACCGCGTTGCGGGCCAGAGCCTTGGCGAAAACCAGCGCGCTGGCCTCGTCGGTGGCGTCCTCGCTTAGGGCGGTCACCGCAGGATCGTTGCGCGAGGCCACCATCATGGCGGTGGTCAGGGGGTGCAGATGCAGGCGGACCCCGTGGCCAAGGTCCAGCCAGGCGGGTTCGTTATTCAAATCGAGATGGATCATGTTCGTCCTCAATAGGTTGCGATGTCATTGACAAGGGTGACGGTGCACATCTGACCGGCGGTGGCGTCATAGGCCGCCTGCCAGTCAAAACTGGCCTGCACGCCTTGGGGCCCCTGAATTTCGACACGCGGGCGGGGCAGATAGACCGCGTGAGCAGTGACGGTCAGGCTTTCGCCGCTGACCAGATTGTAGGCAAACTCCAGTTCCGCCGCTGTGCCGTTCATGGCTTGCGTCATCAGAACCTGATCGGCGAACCTCACATCCATTTTGCCGGTCAGCGCCGCAATCGATGGGTCTGCCCCGTCGATGCGCCCGTCCGAACGGATCGTCTCGATGCGGTCGAGATTGTTGGCATATTGAATGTCGGCCGAGACGATATTACCGAGAGCTGTGCCGTTACGTTTGATCGAACCGTTGAAATGCCCGAACCGCTGCAATGCCCAGCCCGTCGGCGTTCCGGCGGCGGACGATGTCGCAATCGCCTCGCCCTGTGCAATCAGCTTGGCGGTGGCGGTCAGCAGGCCCGAGCGCTGCATCTGCCAGGAAAGCTGGTCGAGCACGCAGCCGGTATACATGGCAAAGCGCGGAACCTCGGGCATGGCGGTCTCGATCGACAGGCTCGGCAATGTCCAACTGCCCGATATGAACATGTGCGTGTATGGTCCGGTGCCCGTGGTGACCGGATCCCCGAACGCCGCTTTCAGCCAGAAGCCAAACGCTTCGGCATCGATCGGTACGACCACATCGCCGTCCGCCGTTACCGCATCCTTGATCGGAGCCAGCGGATCACGGCCATAGCCGAGCAATTCCGAACCCAGAAGTGGTTGCTCTGCCCCGAGCGAGGTGCTGGCGAAGGGCATCTGCATGTAACCGCTAACGGGTGCTGTTCCATAAGTTGTCTCGAACGCAGCCGCCATCAGCGACCGCGCGCCTTGTGCGCGTGCCATAGTATATTCCTTTGTTTGGTGGTGGGGGTCATCCCACTGGGGTCATTCCACGGGGTCAGCCCAGCGGATCAGCCGTGGTGTAAGTCAAAATGACGGGGACGATCGCTGCCTTCAGCGCCTCCGCCCCTTCCACCGGTAGATCGACCGGTTGCGGCGCTTCGGCCTCGATCCAGTCGCAGAGCCCGCCGAGGGTTCGGTCGGCTGTGATAACAGTGGCCAATTCTGACAGTTGCGCGTCAAAAGCTGCATCACGAGCTGCAGGTGTCTTGCTCTGCACGATCACCTCGACATCGGCGCGATGTTCATAGTGGTATTGCAGTGGTGACAGCGTCACGTCCGGCGTGCCGGGGTCGCCGTCGCGCAGGATCAGCAACCCACCAGCGGGTATGCGCTCAGGCAGGATTGCGCCGCGCAGCACGGTTGCAGCGGGCACGCTTTGCAGTGCCGCAAGCAGCGCCTGCAGGATGGTTTCTCGGGGTGTGGGCATGGGTTTGCTTGCCGACCAAATCTCAGCTTACCTCAATGGTTCTGATCTGGCTGTTGTTTGGCAAAGCTCGCCAGTTTGGCCGGCAAATCACTCCTGCTGTGCAGAAAATCCACGATGATCACGCTGTCCTCATCCTCGACAAACACGATGAAATGCTGCCCCGAACGGGCAAAGCGCAGATCCTCCTTCAGATCCGGATCGATGATCGCCCGACAGCTTTGTGATGGCACGGCCCCCGATGCGATGCCGGAACAGCGCGCGATCAGGTCTTCCTCATAGGCCTGCGCCTGACGTGGCCCGAAGATGTCGATCGTCCAGAGGGCAATATCCAATAGGGACGCCTCGGCCTGACGGGTCAGCCGCCAGGATTTGGCCATCAGGCTTTGCCCCGCGCGGTGGCAAAAACGCGCCGGATGGCGTCCTCGCCGCCCCCTTCGGCCAGATCACCGGCCTTGGCCTGTGCCAATCCGGCCGAGAGCTGGTTGCGCAGGGCATTGAGTTCACTTTCCTCGCGCTCCAGAAGTCGCAAGCCGGCGCGCAACGCCTCGCTGGCATTCTGGTAGCGGCCGGTTTCAACCAGACGGTCGACCAGGCTGGATTGGGCATCGGTCAGAACGACGTTTCGTGTGGCCATGGAGTATCCTTTCCTGTAACTGGCAATATATGCCAATGATGAGCGATTGTCCACAATGCCGGGATTTTCCAAGTGTGGTTCACGCCTGATCCACCCATTTTTCCACAATCAACCCCGGCACGGACGATGCCACCTTTTCCGCATCGCGCGCCAGATCGAGCCGTTTACGCAGCTTCACCTGCGGAACCAGCAGGAAGATCGGCGCGGTGACCTGTCCGCGGCCGGTTTTGGAACGCGACGCCACCGCCGTGCCGCGCGTGTTGATCCGCGCCTTTTCGGCCACCAGAAGGCTCGGTCCGTTGCGGCGATAGATGAACCGCAACCGCATGCCACGGCGGCGTTCCCATTCTCCGGGGGTGAGCCGCGCGCCTCCGCGACCCTTGCCGGCGGCCTCGGTCGGGATGGCCAGATAGAAGCCGAGTTTCGAGCGGATCAGCACGCCCTTGTCATGGGCGCGGATGATCTTCGGGGCTTTCGACCAGATGAAGGCTGCGGCATCGAGACTTTCGCCGCGCTCGGGATAGGTCTTGTTGCGAATGCTGCGGGCCAGCCGATGCCCGAGGCCCGCACCGGTAATCTGCCCGCGCCAGTCGGCCTTCAGATCACTGCCCGCCTGACGCATGGCGGCGGTGACCACGCGTTCGCCCGCCAGAACCTCCGCCTGCATCATCCCGGCGAGATCCGGATCGATGTCGAGCTTCAGCTTCATACCGGATGCACGTCGATGGTCCAGATCAGACGTTCCGCATCCCGCACCGGCTCGCCCTGGATCAGGAACGCCTCGCCACCGATTTCCAGCCGGTCGCCGGGGCGCGGGCTGGCCACCTCGCTCACCCGCAGATCGAAGCGCTGGGTTTCCGACCAGAGCCTCGCCTCGCCAAAGCCAGTAATGCTGTCGTCGCGGCGCGCCACCACACGGACGAGAACGGGCGAACCGCCCCCGGCCGTGTAGATGGCGTCCGTGGAGATATTGTCGTCCGCGAACAGTGCATCCATGCCAATACTGAGTGCGTTCATCAGGTGCGCCGTGCAGACCGCAATACCTGCGGGCGGGTGCAGATCGGCAGCGGGTTGCTTTCGATCTCGAGGCGCACCCACTCATCACGGTCGCGATCCGGAATGGAACGCGCATAAAGCGGCAGGCCCAGCGTGTTGACGGTCTCGAAGGTGTCCGCCGGGGCGTAGTAAATCTCGAACAGCCCCTCCACGCCCTCGGGATAGAACCAGGCCTTGTCGACCGGCACACCGAAAGCGGCATTACCCCGGTAGCGGCGGAAGTTGATGCCGCCAAAGCTGACCTCGTCCGACACCCGGCTACGCAGATCGGCGGCGGCGGCCGTGTTGAGATAGGTTTCACGCACCTCCTTGTGCGCCACCAGATCGGCAAAGAAGGCTGAGCCGCATTCGGCGCGCAGTTGCACCGCGCCGGTGGACAGACCACCGAGGCTATCCTCGACACTCTCGATCAGCGCCTGACAGCGTTTACGCAGCACGCCGGAGCCGGGATTGGTGGCGGCAAGGTCGAAGTTGACCTCGGTGGCAGGCGTAATCGCAAACTCGGTGAAGTAGTCGATCACTGTGGCCCCGTCCTTGGGATCGAGCACTTTGCCCTGAATGCCGTTCAGCAGGTGATACTCGAACGTGGCCTCGGCATCGGTGCGCAACCGGCGCAGGCGGCGGGCGACCTCGGCCTGAATTTGCTGGGTCTCACTGTCACTGCCAAAGGCGCGGATGCCCTGAATTTCGGAGGCCCAGAGCACATCCTGTTTCTTGAACTGGCGGCAAACGAAGGCGCGCACATCACGACGCTCTGGCACTTGCTGATCGTAAGCCGAGCCGCGTTCCGAGAACGGGATCAGCGACAGGGTGCCGTCGCGGGACTCAATAACAACGGTGCGGCTTCGCACCCCGCGATCGGAGAACAGGCCGGAGCCAGACAAGGTTGCGGGCTTGAAGGGGATGTTTTCCAGCGCGCGGGTGAGTTCGATCACCGAAAAGGCATCGGTCTCGAAGATATCCATGGTGGCCATGGGTGGCCTCCTTTCTTATTGGAATTAGCGGGTGAGAATGCCGGCGGCGGCGAGCGCCGTATGGGCGGCGGCGATTTCCGGCGCTGTGGGCGTGCCGGTGAACACCAGGTCGTTGCCGTTGACAATGGCGGGACCGCGCAGCAGCACAACCGCATCCACGTCGGTCGCGGTGGCGTCCGCCTTGCCCCAGAGCACGGCGACGGCAGTTTCCGTGCCATCGAGAGCGGCCGGATCATGGGCGGCGTATTTGCCCGAAGCGGTGATTTTGCCGAGCACGGTGCCGGGCTCCAGAACGGGGTTCGCGCCGCCGGTGGCGATGGTGACGACCTCGCGGCAATAATCGCGCGCGGCCTCCCAGACGAGGAAGCCGCCTGCGTGGCGGGTTTCGGTCAATGTGGTCATGGGGTGTTATCCTTTGCGTTTGAAGGTGCGGGCGATCACGTCGCCCCAGGGTTTGGCCTGGGGCGCTGGCCCCGGTTGGGGATGGCTGGAGGAGATGTCGGGATCATCGGCGGCGCGGGCGTCGATCAGGGCCTTGCGGATATCCCCGAGCGAGGTCTCGGCGGACAGGAAGCCCGCAGCCATTTGCGGCTGACCAGCAAGGCGGCAGAGATCGACGACAGTTTTGGCATAGGTCATGGCCTCGGCGCGGATGGCAGCGGGGTCTGGCTCGGGATCGGTTTCGCCCTCGGGGGCAGAGTTCGGTTCAGGCTCCGGTTCCGCCGTCACGGGTTCATCCTTTGCCTTCACCGCCTCGACGATTTCCGGCGGTGTGTTTTGAAACCGGCTGACATCAAAGCTGGCGGCCATCTTGACCGGCTCGGACATTATGTCGGCAAATCCCATCTCCAGCGCCTCGGCAGCATCCAGCCAGGTTTCCCTAGCCATCAGCTTCGCGATATCCTTTTCAGGCTTGCCGGATTTCGCCGCATAGCCACGCAGCAGGCTGGCACCGATCTTGTCGAGCGCCTCAGCCATGGCGCGCATGTCGGCCGCAGTCCCCATCACCATGCCGGAAGGATCATGGATCATCAGGAAGGCGTTTTCCGGCATGATGATTTCATCACCGGCCATGGCAATGTAGGAGGCGGCCGAGGCGGCAATGCCGTCGATGGAAACGGTGACCCTGCCCGCGTGGCGCTGCAGGGCATTATAGATCGCCACCGCATCGAACACCGAGCCGCCCGGGCTGTTGAGCCGCAGGGTCATCGGGGCCTTGTCCGGCAGCTTGCCAAGATCGGCCAGAAAGGCCTTGGCCGAGACACCGTAAGCGCCGATTTCATCATAGATCGAGATTTCCGCGCCATCATTGAGGGCGCAGATCGAATACCAGTTGTTCATGGTGGTTCCTTTGCTACGTTTGCTTTTCTTCAGGGTCGGCGGGTTTCACGGGCGTTGCCCTCGCGCCTTGGGTTTCACCGGGGCTGGTGCTGTAATGGAGGCCCAAAGCGGCAGCCCGCTTGGCATCCGCCGCGTTCTCGCGGTCGATTTCCTCGATGTCGTAGCCGGTGGCCTCGACCGCCTTGCGCCGCGACATCAGCCCGGCTTCGATCCCCAA